TCTTCGGCATCCTTAGCGTTGGTTATCTTCAACCCCAATTCCTCAAATGCCTTTTTGTTGTCCTTAATCCATTGGGCTTTGGCATGGGCTGTTGACAATGCTTTCCATGCCGTCTGCAATTGGGTGTATTTTGTCATTAGACTGCTGTACACCTCTGACTGCTTGTTGGCAAAAGCATCCTGCGCCTGCTGGGCGGTATCGGCCACACGGTCAATCTTTTCTGTCGTATCTTCGGCGGCATCGCTGGCATCCTCAAATGCTCCCGTTAGTTTTTCAACGGCAAACGTGACACCTGCAATGAGCGCACCAACACCCGTTGCCATCATCAAACCACGTATTGCAATCTTAGTGGCTGTGGCCTGAAACGCCACACCTTTCAATGCAGCACTGAACACACGGGAAAAAGCGGCGGCACGGCTCGCCCTCAAACCAAATGCCAGCATTGCCACACCTCCGGCCTTAGTACGGGCAATCATCAAAGCATGGGCAATGTTGAGGCCCTTGATGGCTTTTGTGAGGCTGGTAACGCTTAATATGGTCATGCCCAATTGGGCGGTAAAATTCAAATATGGCTGTATGCCTCCCACGATCCCTGCAATGAGGTCGGTAACGGCGGCAAACTGATTCTTTAGCATCTGAGTTGTGGCCGCTCCCGTGCTGCTCATCGTCTCAAATGCCTTGTCAATCGTTCCTGCACTGTTATCCAGCGCGGCAATGTTTTCGTCAAACTTAGCGGCCATTTCTCCCGTTAGGCCATTGACCAAACGCAATGCCTCGGCACGTCCGAAAAGTTTGCTGTAAATGGATTCTTTGAGTTGGCCGGACTTCTGGGCGTATGCCGTAACGGTACGGTCTAACTCTTGCAAATAGTTACGCAAGCCACCTGCGGCCTTGATGGATGCGGCATTGAACTCAATACCCATTTCCTCGGCCATCTTCTGGCTCTTGCTGCTCTCCTTTGTTAATGCGGTCAGCACACTTGCAAGCTGCGTGGCCACCTCTGACGTGTTACCCGTTACGCCCGTCAACGTACTCATCACGGCCAGCATTTCCGTGAATGACACGCCCAACTGTGCTGCCTGGCCCGTGACGGATGGCAGGGCGGCGGCTAACTGCTCAAACGATGTCACACCGTTCTTGGCGGTCAACTGTATCTTGTCCTGAATATCTTGGGCGGCTGACCATTCCAAACCATAGTTTTTAATGACAGTCGAAGTGACTTTGACCACCTCGCCAACATCGGCAATGCCACCGACGGCGGCACGGCTCGATGCTCTTAGGTAATCAATCCAATTATCTTCGGGAACGCCATTTGAAATGACTTGATACAAACCATTGGCCAACTCATCACGGGCCATTGGTATTGACTTACTCAGTTCGGCAACCTGGTCTTTCAGTTGCGCAAATCCCTCGGCATCCTTGCCAGCCATAGTGTTGGCGGCTTTCATGGCTGCGCCAAATGTACGGCTGTCCTCAGTGAGGGTGTTGAGTACGCCAGATATTTGTTGGATGGAGTTAGTAACAGCACCGATGGCAACAACGCTCTGCGTCCATTTCATAAACGCTTTGTCGGCGGCTGTCACGCGGTCATGCACCAACCCTAAATCGTTGGCCAACTGCTTGACGTTGGTTGAGGCTTGCACAACCACATCTTTGCCGTCAACTTGCAGCTTTATATTAAATTTTACGTCTTTTGCCATATCTGCTGTTACTTCTTAATTCGTTTCAATAGGCTTTCCAACCTTACCTTATCCTCTTCGGCGGTCGGCAATTTATGGTCGGCCTTACTCTTCTTTTCCCATGGGAATGGCAATAACTTTTCGGGTGTTACCTTTTTCTTGGTGTGCGGCTGTATGGTTATCGCGGCCAACATTCGCATACGCTCCCATCCACAACGGTACTCAGTTTCCAATTTGTCTTGATAGGCATCATAAATGTGTTGGAACTCTTCACGGGTCAATCTGCAAAAATCGTCGTATGACAAACCGATGCAGCCAACCGCAATGCCTAACAACTCATAAATGCCTACTGACTTTTTTTTTCGGCATCTGCGCCATCCTCTGGGGCCTGGCCCTCGGCATCGCCCATCACGGCATTGCTCCAATCGGTCATATCATCTGCACTGATGCTGTCAGCAAAATCCATCAATGACAAATTGAACTCAATACCATCATGCTTGCAGGCCGATACCAAACAACACCAAAGATATGTGCATATATCGGAAAAACTGCCAGATTCGATTTGGGTAATTTCGCGGCCCGTCTCTTTCTTGAAACGGAGCATTGCCCCCATCGTTGGCCGACAGGGGTAATGCTTGCCGTTGATCGTGATTTCAACCTTATTCATGTTGTGTCAGATTAGGTTGTTAGCCACCATCGCCATCGTCGTCGCCACCGCCATCTTCATCGTCGCTGCCGGGGTAGATGTCAGGCTCACCGTCATTCTCCAGATTGATGGTGTACGTGGCATCGTCTTGTGCCGGGCTGGTCTCCTCGATGGAGGCAATGACAAACTTACCTTGCAGATAGGGTGTTGTGTCGCCCTCACGCTTAAATGCCTGCACCTGAACGCTCTGGCCCTTGCCCCACATCGGGGCCACCTGCTCAAACCCGTTTTCGGTCTCGCCATAATAGCGCAAACCCTCTGCACTGATGGAAATACTGAGGCCCGTAACGCCTTTGCCTTTCCACAGTCCTGCGGACTTCTTAGCGGTTGCAACGGGCTTAACGGCGCGGTCTTTCGTCTCGCTGTTGTAAGTTGTGGTGTGGGTGGTGCAATGGCCGATAGCCTTGCCACCTACATTCAGCAACAAATCACTACCATTAACGTAACTCATAATTCTTATGCTTTAATTGTGAATATTAAATATTGAACGTAGGCATCATCTTGGTATCTCTCATCGCCTCCAGACAATGTGCAACTGCGCATTTTCAAACCGTCAATCTCTTTCTCTTGACAATCCAGCACCTCGCGCACTATCTCGGCCAAATCAATGCCGCTCTCATAGTCTTTGGTGAAACACGCCACCTCGACTGTCACCGTGTCGGCGTTGCCACCCTTAAAGGGGCCTGGCTCAATGTCAGCCCGACGATATGCAATGTATGGCAATTTGGCCTCATCGGTAACAACGGGGAAAACCTTTGTCACCTTTGCCGCCTTAATCTTCACGCTCTCGGTTAGGAGTTTGCGGATAATCTTGCCAATGCTTAATGATGTCATAGATGCTGCCTATTAGATAAAACCACATTTCCGTGCCACGTTCTCAACGGCTCTGCCAACTTCGGGGGTCAAACCTGCTTCGACGGCTTGGAACATTTCAGGGGTTGCCCTTTCCAGAAAACGGTACGGTTTCATCCGGCCCGTCTTAATGCCACCCTTTCGTATGTACTGCCATGCTCCACCAATTCTGCCCTGCGCCTTTGCCGTGTTGTGGGCGTTGTCGGCTTTCACTCGCTTGCCTCCACGCTTACGGGCAATCGTGCCCTCTTCTGCCCACATCAAAACGGGTTTCTTGAATCCCTTGCGGTTCTGGTGCATTGACTTCTCACCTTTGCCCGTCTTTCTGCTTGCGGCTCTGGCCTTGACCGTCACCATAAATCCCGTGGCTCTGTTGGGATTGTAAATGTACGTTCTAATTCCTTTCTTCCAATCTGCCGTGTTACCCTGCACCTGCAAATCAGTCGCGGCCAATTTGTCCTGCGCTATCTTCTGGGCTTTCTTGGCCTCGGCTCTTATGGCACTGCGCAAAGATTTCTTGATTTCCTTGCCGTCCATCTGCTTTAACAGATACTGCCATTCGCTGCCTGTGTATTCTTCGGGTTTCATCGGCTGCTGGGTTACTCGTTCACACGCTCACAAATCAGTGTTTTCATACCTTTGTCAATGTTGGGGATTATCGCGGTCACGGTGTACAAATGGCCACCTAATTGCTGCACTCGCCAATTTTCATCGACGGGGTGCGCGTCTCGGATATTGAACTCAGCATTATAATCGGGGAAATGCTCACCAACCTCTTCGCTCCTGCGGCCATTGTTCTTTACCCTTTCGGCATTGACAATGCGCGTTTGTTCGTAGGTGGTTTTGGCCTCGCCAAAATCATTCTCGATCGTGCTGGGCATCAATAACGCCAACTTGTATTTCATGCGTCCTGCAATCATTCCTTGTCTTTCACTAACTTTCGGTATGGCTTAATCAATGCAGACAGTGAATCAGGCACTTGGTGCATCTGCGTTGTGCTTACGCTCTCACGCTGATTGTACCAATGGGCTGCCAACATCATAATCGCTTGTACAACGGGCGTTGGTATCTCACCGTTTCCAATGGCTTTCAACTCATCTTCCGTGCGGTGGGTTGCCATGATAACGCTTACCTCTGCGGCATCCAAAAGGTGCTGCAAATAAGTATCATCATCGGCAAAATCGTCTGCCTTGACGTGCTTTTTGAAGAGTGCCAAATCCACTGCTGCCATTGACTAACCAAACTTTAATTTATTATCGTATGAACAGAAAGAAAAGTTTTAGGATGCGGCCACCTGGCCCAACAGGAACGCCTCATTGCGGATGGTCTTTGTGCCATAGTCCGTGTTGAGTACGAAATCCACGCTGTCCTTACGGGCCTGGGAATACGGGTCAACGATGAAACGGATTGTGCCAAACAGGCCCATGGGCTGGTAACGCCAATCGCCCAATCCGATGAACTCAGTAACGGTGGTTGTGTCACCGCTGGTCGTAGTCTTACGGATGGCGTTGGTGGTGTACACGGGCAGGCCGCAAAGGATGCCGTTCTGAATCATGGGCACAAAGATACCATCCTTATTGATGGGCGTACCCTCCAAAATGGCCTCCATGCTCTTGGTCATAATCCAGCAAAGGTGGTCGCCAGCAATACCCGTTTCAAGCACCTTGGCCTTCATCTGGGCGTTGAGCTGCTCGAATGTGGGCACATGAGCCAACTGCACAATGGCCGGAATCTTCTTGTCACGCTGTGCGGCCGACTTGGCGGCATTGATGGCAATGGCGGCAAAGGGGCCGATGAGGTTGGTGGCGTTGTTGACCTTTTCCGTGCTAAACAAAATCTTGTTGAGCAACAGACGAATCGACAGCGGCATAATCTCGCGCACAATCATCTCCAGCACACCTGCGCTCTGGTTGAGGCTCTGGTTGGTCACGGGGATGGCAATGCCGACACGCTCAGGGGCGGCGGTCATCTTGCTAAACGGAATCTTGGTATCACCCAATGCAACACCCTCTCCGGCAATCTGAGCCTCCACCATTTCGTACATCGGCCAAACGAAATCGCCAGCCAATCCCGTAGGCATGGGCAAACCTACCTTGTCCAGAATGAAACCCTCTTGCAGGGGCTTCAAAATGTCCTGAATGTTGAGGGGGATGATGCCGCCAGCGTTCACGTCGGAAACCATCATCATGTCGCGGACAAAGATAATTTCCGACTTCTTGCCGTTCTTCGCGTTCTCGCGGATGAGGGTAATGGCTTCCTCAGCGGCGTTGGGGTTCTCACGCAGATGCTCGGCGGTCGCCACCTGCATCTTCATTTGGAGCAACTGATTGTCGCGGCAAAGGGCCTCAAACTCTGTGGTTTCAGCCTCGTTGCGCTCACGTTTCTCCTTTTCGCACGTATCGGCAATTTCGCGGATACGGTCGCAATTGGCCTGGTACTGATTGACCAATTCGCGCACATTCAACTTGTTTTTCTTCATTGAACTGTGATTTTAGGGGGTTAAACTTAAAATAACTTACTATTTGCGGCGCAACGCATTTCGCGCAATTGCTCACGCATTTTCGTATCGTCTTTTGGGGCTTCGGGTTCGGGGGTCTCTGGGGCTTTCAGTCCTGCCACAAACTCCCTCGCCTCAACCGATGTATCGGGATATGCCGGGTTGTCAGTGATGGTGAAATCGTAAATGCCCGTAACGGCTTTCACGGTGTACGTTATCATGGTCGTACCATTCACCACCTTGGCACTGCGCTCGACGCAAGCATCGTCGTAATAACGTGTGGTAAATGCAAAGCTGCACCCACCAATGTCACCACGTCTTACCAATTCCAATGCCTTGTCACCATCGACTGTATTGGGGGCCTCAAAACTGAACTTCACGCCCTTTTCGTCAACCTCATACGTCAATGTACCTGCGCCCTTGTTCGATCGTGCCAAAAGCAACTGCTGATTGTGAAACATC